GGGATGTGGATCGACCACTTCCGCACATACCTTTGTTGCGGATTCGGCACCAAACTGCTAACGCCATCAAGCTCTGAAACTTTCTTACTCATAAACTTATCAGTTCCAGGAATCCTGGAAAGATAGGTATTAGGAGGATAGAGAGCGCAGAGATCCCTCTTACCATTGGTCAAATGCCAAAGGAAAAGAGTTCGTGAGTCACATATACGTGAAAACTCCCCTTTAGGAGAGTATTTCTTGTATAGCGTGACCTGACGATATGGATGATAGCGCACAAGCTTTCTCCTATAGGCATCGTGGATGTGAATCCAGACGCCAGAAGTTGAATCACCATCGAAGGCAACGAACGGAAGTTTTGCAGAGACAACTACGTCCCTACATAGCTTCCATAGTTGACTATCGGGGTAAGACAACTTCACTAGGTTATTTACGATATGACACAGGTCCGCTTTCGAGGACCCGTTCGTACGCAAATAAAATGGAGTTACATCAACCCCATGGAAGTAGTGTTTACCACACGACTCCCGGAAGGGACCCGACACGTAACTCTTGTCGGTATTGATAGTAAATCCTAGAAAGCTCAGCAAGGTCTGCAGGTTTTCATAGAGGTCCGATTCTATGATGATATCATCACCATAAACCGAATATCTCTTTGAACCCACCGCAGAACAAGCAGCAGCGAAAATCAACGTCTCTAAGGCGAATGTGGAGCCATTGCCCATACTCGAGAACTTTGAGTATTGGTGTAGCTTCCCATCCAGCTTGAGATACGGACTACGCACGTCGTTGAGGTAGCAAAACCACTCCCAAGGGAGCAGTAAAGCGACCGTATTAAACGATATGTTGTCCGAAGCTGCAGAGAGGTCAACTGTCGCCAAGGAATTGGTAACAGAGCCCTCTAACGCAAGCTGTTGATTTCGGGACTGGTCACTGAGGTCTATACCGCGTCTGCGGAGACGACCTTTTACGTACGTATCAAATGCGAGCTGTAAGGGTAAATTACCCGTAGGTTCACATGCGATCGTTCGATCAGTTTTCCAGTTCTTTGGTACGGTTACCACGCGATTCCACAGGATGCGCTTCAAACTGAGTTTACCATATCCGAACCATTCGGATAGGGACTCCAGGTATGGAGCGGCTCCATGTGTACACGTAAGTCTTTTGCCAATCTTTCGGAAAGGCAAAGAGTCCTTGCGTGCTCGCGTAGCGGTAGCGCCAGACGTGACTCGGACGCGAGAGGGGAGACCCTCAAGGAAAGGCGTAAATGGACCTAAGACGTTACTCACGTAACGTTGCATCCTCTGGAGCCAAAGATTGAGATCTTCAGGGAGACCCTGAAGCTCAATACATTGGGAATCCAGACGACGGTTGGTCTCGCTACAAACACGTTCGCTGTCCAGAAAACTCTGGATAGCAGCGTCGTGAGTGTCGATTCCAACCTCAAGTGAAGCATTCTTCTTAAAGAATGCCTCAACTTGCATTAGGACCCGCCATTCGCTCGAAGAAGAATCTTCGAGTTGTACGAGTGACGTCACTTTCGTGAGTCCCTCTACGTTCTTAGAACGAAGAAGACCGTCTACAAAGTCGGTCACATGGGGACGCATGAGAGTGTGATTGTCGTTCATATAGCGTCGACATACGTCGTACGCTGATATGGTAGTCTTCATTGCGAAGTACTCCTTTAGTGCATCATATCATCCATTCATTCCAGAATGAGTGATACGTGTAACAGCATCAAGGGGAATGCTATCATGGCAAGTATAAAGCCAATCAAGAATTCCCCCCACCCGAACTTTCTTGTAGTATCTGGATGAACAATCCACTCTCGTAACAGAGAGAGGAAAGATTTCATGCCAGCCACTCCAGGGTAGCGCAGGTATTGGTCCACTCATCTCCGTTGATAGCATCTCGGAAGATGGCGAGGGCCGCTGTTACATCCGCATAGTCCCCAGTGATGGGGTATCTGCAGGATCCACTAAAAACGACACGTTGGGTCAACGGGAGGCCATCGGCGTCCTCTGTGCCAGAAATGACACGGAGGCTCGCTTCAGCCATTACCTGATTCCCAACGGGCACTTTCCGCTGTTGGATAACCAGCCTCGGATCCGAGGCCGAGTGTCCGCTATAGGTATAAGTGCGTGAGTCCCCGTTATCGGAGAACTCGGTGAGGGCAGTAGTCATAGCTGCCATGGTTTTACTCCTTTGTCATAAAACTTGGCGAATCAGGGCGATAAGGTCAAGACCTTTTGCCCACGATAAGTCCAGTTTTAGTGGCGGGAAGTAACTCACTGTCGTCGGAACACGAACCTGCCAAATAAGCTTCTCAGTATGAGAAAAGCTAGCGTCTACGGTGCTATTGTCAGTATCGACACCATAACCGATGTCGGTACGATTGACTTTAACCTCGTATCCGTAGCTAGCCTCGTACTTTTGTGCGAGAAGTATAAAAGACAGGGTGGATATGGCTTGACCTACATTGACGACCCAATCCAACACAAAGGAGTAGGGAACTAGTTCCCATGCCGTTGCGAGTGGATTGAAGCGGAAGCGAGGTGGAGAGAAATCTGCCACAACGCTACCGCGAACGCCAATAGTGTAGGTCGTTTCACGATCAATTTGCACATCAGTGTAAGTTGTATCGTAAAGCCCCTGATCGTAGACAACTTCTGCTACAGTCAGGCCCGCGCGCTCGCTCCATCGTGTGCGAGCAGAATCGAACTTGGTAAGAGCTTCATGGATATCGAGAATATCGTACCATAAAGTTCTCCAGCCATAGCGGCCCTCTAACCAGAGGTCCTCTATTTCGCCGATGGTTTTGCCTTGCTTCAGGAGGATTATCTTTTGATAAACTCCCCGGAGCATACGCGCAACCTCACCGAGTTCGGCAAGAAACGTCAAAGTATCATGACCTTTCTCGTAACACCGAGCTGCAGCTGTTTCAACGTACGAATACGCTGAAGGCAGCGAGATTTCCAACTGCTCTTCGATAGGATTATTTACGGGATCATCTACAATAAAATGACCCATAAAGTCCATTGCGAAGTTAGTTGTAATCTGTTTTATACAACCGGTGTTCCAAGTAACAGTCAAGGTACCCGTATTAGTGGTCCGCTCCCACTCCACCTGATCAAAAGGTGTATGTGGAAGAAGCTCACCATTACGGCGACGTCTATTGTAATCAACAATATCCCAACCGACAGTCCGCTTGTAACTATCATACACAACCTTCTGACTTTCAGAAGAAGTGTATGGGAAGTCGCAAGGCGTACTTTCGTGCCCGTGCTGCGTCACAGATGTGACTTCAGTGGGGGAGGGATTGCTGATTTTAACGCGGCGATCCATACTAAGTGTCTCCGAGTATCCCGACATGCCCGCGCAAGCCGGTGTGAGAGGGCCGATACGGACGCCATAGGATGGCGCTG